GTTAAATCTCAATCGGTCTGGAGATACTCAAGGAAAACCTACTCATGAACAGCATAGACAATTTAAAAGCTACGTTATCTAAAAAGGGTGGTGTGGCTTTTGCAAATAGATTTCAAATATTCTTTACACCGCCTACGGCTACTTTATCTGCTTTAGCGTCTAAAGATATAGGTTCACTGCTTGGTAGTTTAGTTAGTGGTGGTTCAATAAAGAATCTTATTCCAGATCCTAGAGATATATCTATTCTTTGTGAATCAGTTACTCTCCCAGGAAGAAACATTAACACGTTAGATTATCAAGCAGACAAACAAGCAATTAAAATTCCGTATGGTATTATTAACGAAGATGTTGTAATGTCTTTCATTTTAACTAATGACTATGCGATGAAAAAGATGTTTGATGATTGGATGGAATCTATATTTAACGTTGAAGAATATAGAGCAGGATATAAAAAAGATTTTACGACTGATATTGTTATACAACAACTCAATCAAAAGAATGTTCCAGTATACGGAGTTGTATTGCAAAATGCTTTTCCAACAACCGTGGCTGGAATAACATTGGATAGTAATAGTGAGAACACTATTCAAAAATTAAACGTAACATTTAGTTACGAAAATTATGTACCCGAAAGTGCTATAAGTTCTGCTCTTAGCGGACTTTCAGCAGCAGCCGGGATATTTGGATAATATTATATAGGAGATTATTATGGCTTTACCACAGCTAAATCATGCAAGGTATGAAACAACAATTCCATCAACAGGTCAAGAGGTATCATATAGACCTTACCTAGTTAAGGAAGAAAAGATTCTAATGTTGGCGTTAGAATCAAATGACGATAAACAAGTAATGAGAGCAGTTAAGGACGTTATTAGTTCTTGTGTTTTTGAAAAATTGGATGTTGAAGAATTAGCAATGTTCGATATTGAAAGTTTATTCTTAAGACTGAGATCTAAATCTGTTGGTGAAACTATAGATCTAAAAGCTAAGTGTTCTGAGTGTGAAGAGATGAATGAAACAACAATTGCTTTCGAAGAGATTCAAATGCCAATTGTTAATAAAGATGATTGCGTAATTATGTTGACTGATACTGTTGGAGTTACTTTAAAGTATCCTTCATATAAAACAATATCATCAGTTGATACAAAAGATGCTGATAGTGTTACCGCAGCATTTAAACTTATTATTTCTTCTATAGATTCTATATTCGATGATAATGGAGTATATACTGCTAAGGACGAAGGTCCTGCTGCAATGAATTCATTCGTTGAACAGTTGAACAATGATCAGTTTAAATTGATTAGTGACTTCTTTGAACAGATGCCTAGTCTATCATATGATATGATATTTGATTGCACTAAGTGCGCGCACAATAATACAACTACATTGAAGGGCCTTCAAAGTTTTTTTATGTAGGCCTCTCTCATGATAGCTTAGTCAATCATTATAAGACTAATTTCGCGATGATGCAGCATCATAATTATAGTCTAACAGAGTTAGATAATATGATGCCGTGGGAAAGAGAGATATATACTAGTCTCTTAAAGGAATGGATAGAAGAAGAGAATGAAAGAATTAAAAAGGAAAACAAACGATGACCGAAGAAAATAAAACCCACCCGGCCGATACAAATGGCGATGGTAAAGTTTCACCGGGCGAGCATGATATGTATTTGGAATTCAAGCGTAAAGAGCTTGAAGACGCTGATGCTATGCGTGACGCGCAACGTAAGATGGCTTGGTTCTCTTTATTTGGTATGTTACTATATCCATTCTCTGTTGTACTAGCAAGTCTATTTGGTTTAGAAGAAGCTATGAAAACCCTAGGTAGTATGGCACCAACATATTTTGTGGCTGTTGCTGGTATTGTAGCCGCATTCTTCGCATCACAAACTTTAGGTAAAAAATAATGGCTACTGAAGAAGAGAAGAAACAAACAAAAGAATCTGCCACATTCAAAGATATGCTTAAACAGCTTGAGGATCAAAATACTCTGACCAAAGCTGCAAAGGATGCGACGAATCACCAAGCTGCTATTAATGTTGCTCTTCAAAATGACAGCTTAGCATTATCATCAGACCAAAGAAATAATCTTCAAGCTATGGTCAAAAGCCTTGACTCAGATAAGCTTGGCAAAGCTGAAGACGCAAAAGAAAAGAATAAAATAGCAGAAGATACTCTTAAAGCATTGAATGAAATCGTAGATAATACTGCAGATCTTGGTAAATTAGACAGTAATGCTGAAAAAGCTGCAGCTGGAATCCTTGGGTTACCTACACTCATACTAGCTCTAGGTGCTGGTTTTGTCTTTGGTGTCGCTGAATCTTTTGCTAAAGTAATTAAGTTTTTCGGCAAGGGAATATTAAAAACTGCAAAGCTTGCTATCAAAACTCTATTTCTTCCATTCAAAGCAGTGGACATTTTAACAGGGAGCAATTTAGCTAAAAAGTTCAAAGACATTAGCAGAAGCTTTAAAATATCAATTGCGTCTTTGAAAGCAGGCTTCTCTGGAGCTGATGTAGACATAAAAGCTTTCCGAAAAAGCTTTGGCAATTTTACAAAACTCAATCAAAGGATGGAAGGTATTGGGAAGAGTGTTAAAGCCACTATGACCTCGATGAAAAACATTGGACCGAACATTGCTAAATCGATTGGTGCGTCAATCAAAGGTGTTGGTCAAAGCATCAAAGGTTCTAAGTTTATTAAGCCTGTTATAGACGGCGTTAGGTCAATGTTTAAATTTGTCACCACTCCATTTAATGATGTCAAGAACGCTGTTTCTAGTTTTAAGAAAATGATGCCGGGCGGGGGTGGAATCGGTAAAATGATTAAACCCGTCACTGATTCTATTGGTAAAGTAATGAAGGTCTTACGTAGTATTACTAAGGGTGCTTTCGCATTCGGTAGAATATTAGGTAGAGTGTTCTTACCTATAAGTATCATCATGGGTTTATTTGATTTTGTCGGTGGTGCTATGGACGGCTTTAAGAAGTATTCTGAAAAGGGATTCTTTGAAGGACTAATGGGTGGTCTTCTAGGAGGAGTCAGTGCGCTCTTAGTTGGTATAGTTGGTATGCCATTAGATCTATTAAAGGATATGGTATCATGGTTATTAGAGAAGATGGGATTCGGCGAAGCTTCAGAATTCTTAGATAGCTTCTCATTCTCAGAAATGATAGGTAGTCTATTTACTTCTTTAACAGATACTATAATGGATGGAATAGGATCTATCAAAGATCAATTTGAACAATTGAGTATAATGGATTTCATTGGTAATATGACACTAGGCCTAGTTAAGATTCTTAAGAAGATTGCTATGTTCCCGTTAGCTGTAGCTGCTGGAGCAATTGGTGCATTGGCAGGCGCATTCTCAATCAGTGGCTCAGCAGCTGAAGGATTCATGAATGCGTTTAACAAAGTTATGGAGTTTGGCGATTCTACTATTGATGGATTTAAAGCAGAAGTAAAGCCAGATGACAGCACGCAAAAAGGAGCAGAAATTAAACAGATATCCGAAGATGTAGAGTTATCTAAGGCTAGTGGTAATAACCAACAAGCTGCTCTCAATGTTATGGATGCTTCGAATAAAACTTCTAACGTTAGTGGAGATACTGTTATATTATCTGCACCTGCTCCTAATAGAATTGGCGCTAGCTTAGGTGGCGGGATATAAAAAAAGGGACCCCGAAGGATCCCTTAAAGTCTTACACAATCAGTATGGTAACAAGGCTTTTAATCGCCAAGGCCATACTTATTATATCAACCCTGCTTTGCTAGCCTATCGAAATAGGACAGAGTATCTTCTTCATCCTCGTTAGTTGAAGCCGGAGCAGCCATCGTGGCCTGAGCCTGTGCTTCCATTGGTGATTCAACTACTGGTGTATTATCCATAGCAGTATATTCTACTGACTTATGACCTGCATCAGTACCAAGAACCTTGTTCATCTTAGCAGATAATTCCGCGTAAGACTTATAGTTCTTAGGATCAATAAAGGCTTGAAGAGAATGCAGTTGATTATAAACACCTTCCAACTGATCTTCTTCTCCACCCATGAGAGGTGCTGCTGCTGCAAACTCTGACTTATCATAGTTTACCCAACCTTCGACTTTACGAATTTTAATCTTAAAGTCTGCACCTTCCCAGAAATCATATGGATTAACTGGATCTTCATCTGCAAATTGTGGTTGCATTACATCCATGATTTTATCAAAGATCTTTTTACCAAATTTGTAAAGCTTCACCTTACCCTCATTTTCAGGATTAGACGGATCAGAAACAATAAGTACATTACTTACATAATGTAACCTACGCTTACGATCACGAGCTGTAGCCTTATCTTCATCACGACCAGTATTCCATAGAACAGAATTAGCTTCTGAAACTGGATCTTCTTGACCGATAGAAGTTAGAGAGTTTTCGATGTACCAAAGACCGGTAGGACCTTTAAAGCCGTGATCCCAATACCTTACCCAAGGAAGATCTTCGCCTTCTTGACATGGTAAGAATCGGATAACAGCATAGCCGTTTCCTGCTTTATCTCTGGTTGGTTTCCAAAACCGATCATCGTCGTATGACTTAGTATCAGTTTTAGTAGACACTGCTTCCGCAGCTTTTACGAGTGAGTCGATTGACGAGCCTCGCGAGCTCTTTAGGTTTGCAAATGACATAATATATTTTCTCCGTATATGCATTGTATTATGGGTTTCCCCATTTCTATTTTTACAGCAGTATTGCTGTTTCTATTGTATTTCACTTTATTCATAATATAGATCTATTATAACACACTTTCATGCGTTTGTAAACTGTTTCTTTAATAAATTTAAACATTTATCTCTATTGAAGTTTACAAAGGGAGTATACTTTTCGATCTTCCGTTTGATATCAGGCCATATAATGGTATCATCAATCTTACTAGATTCACGAGGTATAAACCCCAATATGGTATTAAGAATAACAGCAGTCTCTAAACTAAT